TCACAGCGACAGTCTATGGCGAGCCGTGGACTGGGCGCGTGATTAAGGTCACCCCGCACATCGTCTGGGCGGAGAGCTGGGGCGGTCGAGTGCGTTGGTTTCACCGCGATAGTTTGGAGGGCTGAGGGATGGATGAATTACCGGACGATCACCGCGAAGCGGTGCGAGCGTTTGCTGCGAAGCATGGGCGGTGCTGGAAGGAAACGCTGGCGCTATACTGGGGCGATGGGCGCGACACGCTGGAGCCGAATGGCTGGGCGCTGAGGTCGATACGCAATAATCCGAATTGGGGCCATGAATGGCTGCAGAAAGTGGAGATTTAAAGATGGAAGTAAATCTGGACTATGCCCGCAAAGGCGAAGGCATCTATTACGGGGACGGAACGGCCCGTCTGGCTGAAGCAGTGGCAGAGGCGGCCCATGCCGCGAAGCATCTGGGGCCGAAGGCTGTGGCAGAATGCGTGTTCGCAGTGCTGCGGCACGTTTCGCGAAGCTGGGGACAGGATCCGGATATCGAGACGTTCATGCGTGATGAGCGTGGACAGTGGCGCGTATCGTGGGAGAGCGGCCCTTATAGCTGGGCGACTGTGGCAAGCGAGGCGCTGGGGCAGGTCGGCATCTTTGCCGAGCCGCACTATAACTTTGACTTGTGTTTTTATCCGGAGGATTGAGCATGGAATACGTAGACGTAACCCCGACATGGGCTGGCGTGATTGATATTTATATCACGGCATTGGAGCGAGGGTCTGGCGCTGGCGTGGAGTCGGCGCGCGAGGAGATTCGTCGGCTGGCGCGGCAGTATGACGCAGCGTGCGACTATGTGCAGGAGCTGGAGGCGGCGACGCGCGAGGTGGTTGACCTATGCGTGAAGGGCGGCATCGAATGGGAGTCGCTGGACACTTTGATCGAGCTATTGGAAGGGGATAAGTGATGATCCGAACCAAATATCTGGGCCCGACAGACACGAAGGGCGCGCGTATTAGGGCGACAGACGGGACGCGGACTGTGACGATCCCCTATCCGCACGAGCTGAGCGTAGAGGACGCGCACGGCGAGGCGGCTGAGAAGCTGATTCTCATCCTGATGGATGACGATGGCGACGAGCGGGTGGAATATCACATGGCGCGAAGCGCGAAGGACGATGGGTATTGTTTCTATCTGGTGGAAAGGGACTGACATGGGCTTGGATATGTATCTGACCGCTGAAAAATATATCAGCGGCTATAGCGACATTGACCGCCGGGACAGGGTGGTCGAGGCCGTGGGCGTTCATCCGCCCTTGCGTCAGGACGGAGAGAGTTCGGCCACAGTGACGATCAGCGTAGCCTATTGGCGCAAGGCCAATGCCATTCACGAATGGTTCGTGCGTGAGGCACAGGATGGCAATGACGATTGCCAGAAACACTTCGTGTCGGTGCAATCGCTGAAAGAATTGGTCGCAACGTGCGAGGACTTGCTTGCCAAGCGTGATCCAGAGGAGGCAGCGGACGTTCTGCCTACGGCAGACGGGTTTTTCTTTGGCTCGACGGACTATGATGATTGGTATTGGGACTGTCTGGAAGAGACAGTGACGCAGCTAAAGCCGCTGGTCGAATGGTTCGACAGCGACGAAGGCAACGTGCTTGTCTGGGATTTATACTATCAATCAAGCTGGTGAGGTGACGTATGGGCTGGACGTTTCAAGTAAAGCCGGACAACGTGAAGGCGTATCTGGATGCAGGCCTGACATGGGACATCCCCGAAGGGATTGATGTGGGCAGTCGCCGCGTGCTGGCATCCGCAATCGTGGCAGCGCGTGAGTATTACGCAGCAGTCGAGCATACCAAGCCGGACGGGACGCGCGAGGTCTGGTGCGCCACCTATATGCTGCAGTTTGCGCCGAGCGCGCCGGATGGCATGACGTTCGGGTATAAGGATATGACGGAGCATATGGGCCCGTATATCTGGCGCTGTCCTGAGAAGATTCTGGCGCTGTTGACAGAGACGGACAACGAATATGCTAATCGCTGGCGCGAGAAGTGCAGGCAATACCATGCTCATAGGGCATCGGCTCCGAAGCTTGAGCCGGGCATGAAGCTGCGTGTGCTGGCGGATAATGTGCCCACGATAGGCGGCGTGCCGCTGCGTGAGGTGAAGGTGGTTGTGGCTGGGCGTGTGCCCCGCTTCATGACGGAGGGCTATGGCTTGCCGTTTCGGTGGCCGTCATGGCGGCAGTATAAGATGGAGGTGATGGCGTGAGCGATTGGGATAGAGTCGCGCTGGCATTTGATGTGCTGGATGGCGCGGACGTAATGCAGCAATTCGAAGAACACGTTTGGCTTCGGGTGGATGCAGAGCTTTGGGATAAATTTTGCCGCGAAGTTTACGGGATGGAAGGGAATTGAGATGGGTAATCGAGCAGTAATCACACTGGCCCCGTTCGGGCTGGATAATATCGGCATCTATGTCCACTGGAATGGAGGGCCGGAGAGCATCGCTGCGTTCTTGGGCGCGGCACAGCGGCTGAATATGCGAACACCGGAGGACGATCCGCAATACGCAATGGCGCGGCTGACGCAGGTCATCGCGAATTATTTCGGCGGCAGCACGAGCATCGGCATCGGTCGGGTGCGTGATCTGGACTATGACAACGGGGACAACGGGACGTATCTAATCGGCGGGGACTGGGAGATTCTGGGCCGCGAGTTTTTCGGGGAGCCGGGCGCGATTGATGATGATCGTCGGCGGCGCATCGAAGATGAGGTGGTGCATAAAACTGAGGTGTTGACAGGGGCTAAACAATAGGCTTTTATAAAGGGGTGCTGTGACGGCACGCTGATGGAAAGGTTTCGATATGACTGCAGGTTATGTGATCTATGACGGCCCGTCTATGCTGGACGGGGAGCGTATCATTGTGGTTGTGACGGGTCTGGCTGGAAGCCGGAACACCAAGACGGGCAAGATGGTGCAGACCTATATCATCCGGCCCGATATGCACCCGCTTGAGGCGGTGCGCACTGGCGCTGATCGATCCATCTGCGGGGACTGCGTGCATCGTGGCGATGGCACCGGCAAGGGGCGCTCATGCTATGTGACGCTGGTTCATGGCCCCAAGAACGTGTGGCAAAGCTATCAGCGTGGCGTTTATCCGGCGGCAACAGCGGCTGAGGTGGCCGAGATTGTGGCCGGTAAGATGGTGCGGCTTGGCACCTATGGTGATCCGGCGGCAGCGCCACTTGCCCTATGGGAGACGCTGGTTGCGAAGGCCGCTGGCTGGACGGGATACACACACCAATGGCGCAAGGCAGAGCGCGGCTGGTCACGGCTGGTGATGGCATCGGCTGACAGCCCGACGGATGCGAAGGAAGCATGGCTGCGTGGGTATCGGACGTTCCGTGTAGGCAGCGCACCCATGACGGGGCGCGAGGTGAATTGCCCGGCATCGGAGGAGGCAGGCAAGCGGACGCAGTGCATCGCTTGCAAGCTGTGCATGGGCAGCACGAGCAAGGCTCCGGTGAGCATACAGATTGCACCGCATGGGGCTGGTGCGAAACACTATCAGGAGGCGGCGTAATGGATGAGAAGATGCTGACCACATTGCAGGAAATCTATTTCGATCTGTGCGATCTGATCGACAGCGGGGACGTGGATGACATTGCGATCAGCGAACCGGCTGAGTTCGAAACGCTGCGTGAGTTTCTGGTGGAGCAGAGGACGAAGCTGCTGCCTTACACGGCATATGAAGGGAACGCATGATGCAGATACGGGTTGTAATTGAGGCGGTTATTGATCTGCCATACGGAACGGCTGTGCCTGAGCAAGGCCGCGCATTTACCCTGCCAAGCGGTGACTGGGTGAAGCCTTGGGTTGCTCTCGAAATGAACGATGGCCGCGATCTATGCCAGAGCGAGATGGCAGACTGGGGCATCGCCATTGAAGAAACCAACATCGAATGGTTTGAGGAGGAGAATGCATGAAGCGATATGATTTCACGTTGGGCTTTGCCATCATGGCAGCGGACGAGCTGGATGCACGGGTGAAGCTGGCTGATTTGCTGAAGGCTATCAGCAAGGAAGAGATACTGAAGGCAATGCGATTGGAGAAGGGAGAGGGTGATGGCGAAGTATGAGGTGGGACTGGCACGCCGTGAGTCGATAATTGTGCGCTACTACATGACAGTCGAGGCGGATAGCGCGGAGGCGGCGATGGAAAAGGTGCGTAACTTCGACACGACTATTGAGGAAGAGGCAACGCTCGAAGAAGGCAAATGCCTTGGCATGGATGACAGTGAATTAGACAGCGTGGATTTCGCTGTGCTTCTGAAGGAGAAGGTCGATGCGTAAATGGTTGGCAGGAAAGCTATTTGATTGGGCTACGTCACTCGACTGGGACACGACAGCAGAGAGGGCGATGTTTGTTGCGTCGATTGAGATTGGATTCCGCGAGGCTATGGCAGGCGCAAGAAAGCGCCGCCGCCGTAAGAGTGTGACGGATACACCTGACACGACAGCGCCTAAGCCCAAGCGCGGTCGCCCGTTCGGCAGCAAGAACAAGCCGAAGGTTGCGGCGGAGGCACCGAAGAAACGGGGCCGTCCATTTGGCAGCAAGAACAAGCCGAAGGCTGAGGCGTAATGCACCCGCTATCGATCATGCTTTGGGTGCTGATCTGGGGATCAGTGGCGCTAGGTATTTGGATGTTGATCAAGGAGATTAAAAGATGGGGCAACTAGCCGAGACATATGCCGCAATGCTAGGCGAGGGTGAATTGCGGCAGCGGATCCGCGCCTATCGCCACATTGGGATGGACAAGATGGCCCGATTGTATGAGTCGCAGTTAGCAACAGTGCTACGCAAGAAGGGATAGCAGGATGAACACGAGCATCGCCAAGACAAAGATGGGATGGCAAGGCAACACACGGATTGATCTGGGTGGCAATCGCATCTTGCGTATCGTGACGGCGAAGGCTTTGGATGGTGCGCTTTGCACGACAGCTATGGTTCACCATGTGGTGGAGGAGATTGGCTATCGTGCGGAGCGACACCAAGCACGAACGGACTATGGCCGTCGCATGATCCACTGGAACACGAGAGCCACCGAGAAGCAGGTGCGTGAGCAGCACAAGCTTGCGCTCGACATGGTGGATGAGATGCTGCCGGAGATTGCGAAACACTATGGGGTTGACAAGGGATCAACAGTGTGATCGATTGATGCGTGCTGTGACGGCATGAGGAAAGGATGTTGCATGAAAGTCGAAATCGAAATGGAAGACCGGGTCTGCCACAAGTGGTGGCCGGTTGCGAAGTTCGAGCTGGGCACGCTGGCTATGGAAGCTGCGCGTGCATTGAGCGAGGCTGATGGCGGGCGGTATCGTGTGATTGACCGGCGCTGGCCGGATGACGAGCCGATGGCTGCGATCATTTACGATAAGGGGATCGCGTCATGAACCGGGAGCTTGATGCACTGGACGCAGAGGAGCTGCTCGACGCGCTCGATAAATTGGTCGAGGCAATCGACGATCAGATCGACGCTGATGGAAATGGCCGTGTCTATAACGGCTTCTGGGATGACTATGCCAAGGCATATGACAAGCTGCGCGATTACGGGCGGCGCAAACCGAGGGCGTTCTAATGAATACTGACGAGCGATTTATCATCCGGCAGATTGTGAACCGGGCGCTGGACAAGGGCTATCTTCTGACAGTCTTTGATGGCGAAGAGTTTCCGCTGATGCACAGCGACGACGCAGAGGAAGTGATGGCTGAGCTTGGCCACACGGATGCTGACTGGCTGTATGTGGAGAACAACGACCTGAGAAAGATCGGGATGATCTGGCTGATATACGGCAACGATCCTGACGAAGTGGTCGCTGACTGCACGGACAAGCCTGAGATACTGGAGATTGTGGGATGACTGAGCAAGAGGTTATCAAGCGCGCCAATGCTGCGTTCAAGAAGCGCGACAAGCTGGCGGCTGAGCTGAAGCAGGCGGATGCAGAGATTGCGGAGCTGGTCAAGGCGTATAGCTTGGCAATGAAACTATGGGGCTTCACGCCCACCATGCTGCGCCATGCAGTTCATGCACGACTAGGGATTGCAGCATAATGAGTAAAGTTATCTTTGAAGAATTGCTTGAGCATTTCAACACGCAAGCTGAGATCGCACGCCAGCTAGGTGTGACACGCAGCGCAGTGTCGCACTGGTTCAGGCGTGGCGAGATCCCCGCCGAGCAAGCTATCCAGATTGAGATCGTGACGGGCGGTAAGATCAGGGCGGTTGACTTGGTATGAGCAGTCAGGATCTCCCGCACCATCAGTATGTCTGGGTGGATTCATCGTTCGTCAGGGAAGGGGGAGTAGGCTTTGAGCCTGCAGTCTGGTTCGCTGTGAGGTCTGAGCCGGGGCGGGCATGGGGCTGTCATGTGATGCTGGAATGCGGCGCTGTCTATCGGGGGTTACCTCCCCATGCGCTGGCATTTAACGAGAAGCCAGAGGCATGGACGCTACGGAATGCGCAGGTATGGAACTGCTACGGCAGGGACTTTGATGTGGTCAGGTATGAATACCTGTCTGATCTCTGGGCGTACTACGATTACAGCATAGCACAGGCGCAGTATATGTTCACGGCGTGCCCGTATGGCGATGGGTTCAGCGCCGAGCCTGAGCAAAGCAAAGAGTTTATGTTCATGCGCACTCAAGGTGGAAGACTGCTGATCAGGCCAACGAATATGCTGCTGTTCACCGAGCGAAGCTTCACGAACGACGAAGGCTGGCCGGAGAACATGCGCGTCAGCAAGACGGTGTGGAATTGCGAATGACACATGACCCGAACTGCGCGATCACCAGATGGGGTGACATCCGATCATGGTGTGACTGTGGTTCTGGTAACGAATGGGAGAAGGGTAATTATGCGAGGAGTCAGGGAGAATTTCGAGAGGACATCGAAGCTACTGAGGGACGAGACGCCAACGAATTACCCGAAGCAGCAGGGCGAAGTGAATCGTCTCATTGAGGGATCGAAGAAGCTGGCGGCTGCAATCTACATGACGAAGAAGGTCTATCGGAAGATGACACCTCAAGAGCTGGACGATTTTGAAAGCTATGCTCGAGGAGCAGTGAAGGTTGAGATCAAGAAGAAAGGAAAGATAGGATGAAGAAGATCATTATCGCAGTCGCTCTGGCTGTAACGCCTGCTCCGGCATTGGCATCTGGGTTTACCTATTATCTGGTCGAACAGTGGGTAAATAATACCGGAATGCGCTTCTGCCGCTACTCGAATGGCGCAGTGATCGCCGCAGGATATTCGATATGCCCCCTAAGCATTCGCGGCTGACGCTATTCGGGATCGCCATCGGGGTGCTGTCTTTGACGGCATACCTGATGGCACGCCGCGTCAATCACTGGGAGTTCGATGAGGACTGGTGGATATGACGGAGTTCGCCCGATGCCCTGCGTTTAATATCGAGTGCCAGTATGTCGCTGAGGTGGACCGCCTAAGCGCAGAGAACGAGCGGCTGCGTTATGAGTTGCGGTGTATATTCAGAGACTATCAAAGTTGCATGGCCGATGAATGGATCGCAGATGTCCGCGCAGCCTTGGGAGAAACGAAATGAGCGACAACGTGGTCAAAGTAAACTTTGGCGGTGCGCCGTTCCCAAAGCTGACGGAAGTCTACGAGGCTATCTGGGATGCGATCATGCAGTTTGAAGGTGAAGTCCCAACGCTGGGCGTGATTGGCGCGTTGCGATTGGTTGAACACGCACTGCTAACGGAGGTTCATGTCGATGACTGAAGAAGAACAGCGCGGATACAATAAGATATTCGAAAAAGACTTTATGAATAATAGCCGTGCCCCTTTTCATATTGGTCGCATCGTTATCGGAACTGAAATGTCTCGGCTTTACCTAATGCCGGATGGAACCATAAAAATAACCATGTCTGATGAGCAGATGAAGCATATCATCGCTCACCCTAAGGCTACCGGGTTTAAAGGATAAGAGCGATGGCTAAGCCCCCTTGGTATGGCGGGAACAAGATACCCGACAGTTACCTCAAGAAGTTCTCTATCTCAAAGGGTAACGAGGCGGACCCTGAGATGTCGTATGAACTGCGCCTCTTCCTTCATGGTATGGGAGATGATGGATGCCACAAGAAGTTGCAATCGGAGCAATCGCCGTCCTGACATTGGTCGGGATCGTGCTGCTGTATGTGAACGCCGGCCTGCGCAAGCAGCTCGAGGAGTTGCAAGACGAGTATCACACGCTGGTGGATCGCGACCCCAAGACTGGGCGGTTTGTAAAGAGCATGCGCACGTTGAAGCGAGATTAATTTCTTACCCCCGTTGACATGGAGCGATTCGTCGTTCCATGATCAGCGCCCTGCTGTGACGGCAGTAGATGGAGAGGTATATGCACTCGATTAGTTTGACCGTGTCCTCCTTCGGGAGTAAACAGCCATGACCGGGAACCGTGGGAATGTCCAAGGCTTGCCTAAACACCACGGAGTCGCGACTGGCAGCGAAACCTTTCCGCGCCCTCGTCGACCCGTCACCTCCCGGTCCATTACCATTCAGGATATCAAGTCACGCCTGCACGCATCACACATTGAGGTGCTGTGCCGGGCTTGGTTGCCGAGTGGTAAGAAGCAAGGCGGATGGTGGGTTGCTTGCACGCCTTGGCGGGAGGATAAGAACCCATCACTGGGTGTGTCGCTGACCACCGGACGCTGGAAAGATTTCACTACGGGTGAGCATGGCGACATGCTCGATCTATCGATGCGCCTATTCGGTGGGTCGATGGCCGAGACAATCAAGGGATTCGCAGAGATGCTGGGGTTGGATCATGCATAAGATTGACTTGACCAAGGTCGAGGCAATCGACGTGACGCACGATGTGGCGATAGTCACGCCGATGCCCGAGCCAGTGGTCGTACCTAAGAAGCTACGAGATGCGATGGGCGGAGACCCGGTCTCGATGTGGATCTATCGGATGCAGGACGGCACTGCATTCGGGGCAGTCGCCCGATGGGATCCCGAGGGACAGCGCAAACAGATTCGTCCTATCGTATGGAACGGAAAGGAACACGTCACATCTGGGTTCGGGGACAAGCGCCCTCTCTATAACGGAGACCTGCTTGCCGCGTCGCCTGTTGCCCCGGTGCTGATCGTCGAGGGCGAGAAGGCGGCGATTGCTGCGCAGGAATATGTGCCGGATGGCTGGGTAGTAACGACGTGGCAGGGCGGCGCGAACGCAGTCGAGAAGACGGACTGGTCCGTCCTGACCGGACACACCTGTGTGATCTGGCCGGACAATGACAAGGCTGGGCTGCTTGCCAGCGAGGCAATCCGCATGGAGCTGTCCCGTCACGCTGTGCCATCGTTCACGATTGCTGTGCCGCCTCAGTTCCCTGAGGGCTGGGACTTGGCTGATGCGCTGCCACCGAAGGTGACGAAGGCGGTCATCCTTCAGTTCCTGAAGCGTGGTCTGCGTGATGCCGGCGTCATGACACTGGCTGCGCCTGAGAAGGCCGAGGTCGAGGCGGCGAAGGATATCGATGGCGACGATCCTGACATGTCCATGACGCGCCGCTATCGGCCACTGGGTTACGACAATCAGATCTATTTCGTGATGCCGGAGAGCGCCAAGCAGATCAATGAATACACGGCGGCGAAGCTGATGAACGAGACATCGCTGCGCGAGATCGTCAATGACGAAGACTATTGGCGTGAGCAGACCGAGACAATCAAGGGGCGCACCAACTGGATAAAGGCTGGCGCTGAGGTGATGGACAAATGCTTCGAGGCTGGGGTGTACAACCCTGACATGGAGCGGGGGCGTGGCGTCTGGATCGACAAGGATATGCATGGCGCAGAGCGCGTCGTCCTGCACGCAGGCAACACGTTATATCTTGGGCGTCAGGAGAAGGAGGTCCGCGAGATTCCATGCTCACGCATTCGGTCACGCTGGATCTATCGTGCCACCCGCCCCATCATCAAGGATGAGGGCGATGGCGTGGACTATATCACGCAAGCGACAGACGAGGAGGGCTTGCAGATCCGTGAGATCATCAAGCTCCTGCGCTGGCAATCGCCTGTCCATGCCGACCTGCTTGCCGGGTGGGTAGCAACGGCCATCGTTGGCGGCGCACTGCCTTGGCGCACGCACTGCTGGGTCACGGGCAACCAAGGCTCAGGCAAATCATTCGTGGTCGACAAGCTGGTCGGCGCTCTGTTCGGGCCAGTCGCACTGTATCCTATCGGCGCGACAACCGAAGCTGGTCTGCGTCAGGCTATCGGTAACGACGCCCGGCCTATCATCTTCGACGAGGTCGAGGACGACAAGGCCAATGCAGATCGCCGGCACGCCATCATCCAGCTCATGCGTCAGTCATCATCCGACACGCGCGGGCTGATCCTGAAGGGCAGTGCCAACCACGAGAGCCGTTCGTTCTCGGTGAGGTCATCGTTCTTGCTGGCGTCAATCGGCGTGGGCCTGACCGAAGCCGCTGACCTTACTCGTACAGCGGTGGTCACGCTGCTGCCGAACGAAGCGCACAGCCTAGAGGAGATGCAGAAGATGGAGGCTCAGTTCCAGAAGCTTCAGAACCTGACACACATGATCCCGAGGGACATGCCCCAGCGCCTGATGGCACGGCAGCTCGCCAACATCTGGGCGCTGCGTAAGAACATCGACATATTCAAGGAGGTCATCGCAACATCTATGGCTAACCGTCGCATCGGTGACCAGCTCGGCACACTGCTCGCTGGTGCATTCTCACTCAGCTCACGCAACATCATCAGCCGCCGGGCCTGCGAGAAGTATCTCGATGCCTATGACTGGTCTGACTTTACGTCGGTGCAATCGGTGCGTGAGGACATTGCCCTGCTTCACCACATTTGTGGTAGCATCATCAGGGTTGAGACACGCAACGGCACGCAAGAGCGAGCCATTGGTGAGATCATCTATGAGCTGATCCACCCACAGTATGAGCCAGATATCATTCCATCAAAGGCCGTCGCTACGCTGGGTCGGTATGGTTTGAAGATTGAAGAGAACAATTTGGGGATCTGGGTGGCGACCAACGTGCTGCCTTTGAACAAGCTGATGGGTTCATCAGTCTATGCGCAGGGCTGGCAGAAGGTGCTTCAGCGTAACCCATCCTGCAAGAAGAGCGACAAGAGCATGCGCTTCGGTGGTGAGGTTAGCCGGGCGCTCTACATTCCAATGGTCCACTGGCCCATCCACGACAGGGGAAATGATGATGCCAAAGTATAAGTTAAGAAAGCCGCCGAACCGGCAGATTGAAATGTCAATCATCATGGTCGGCCAGTGGACGGATGATCGCCTGAAGAAGGCTGAGGCCATCGATCTGGTCAAGGCATACGGCATTGAAGTTGTTCAAGCTGAGAAGATCCTCGACATGGAAATGCGTAAACGAAAGTGGAAGTGATGGGTTATGGTTCAGCTTAGAGACTATCAAGAGCGCGCCATCGAAGCGGTTCGGGATAGTTTCAGGCAGGGTCATAAGCGCACGCTGCTGGTCAGCCCGACTGGCAGCGGCAAGACCCTGATGTTCAGCTACATCTCCGCAGGCATGGCACGCAACGAGAAGCGCATCGTGATCATCGCGCACAGGCGTGAGCTGCTCAAGCAGATCAGTGCCGCGCTGAAGAACGTGGGCGTCAAGCATGCGGTGCTGGCGGCAGGGACAATGGGCCTGCCTCGAGCCAATGTCGTGGTTGCTTCGGTGTTCACGCTGGCCCGCAGGCTGGCCAAGTTCCCGGCCCCTGATCTGATCATCGGGGACGAGGCACACCACTTCACGCCCGACTCCACATGGGGCAAGGTTGTGCAGGCATTCCCCAATGCCCGCGTATTGGGCGTCACAGCCACGCCTGAGCGCCTCGATGGCAAAGGGCTGGGTCTCCTATTCGATGACATGGTTATGGGCCCTACGGTGGCTGAGCTGACCGAGCAGGGGTATCTTTCACCGGCTGAGGTCTATGCTCCAAGCAAGCCTGACCTGTCGCGCGCACGCACCCGCATGGGCGATTACGTCACGAAGGATCTCGAGGACACGATGGACAAGCCGTCCATCACTGGCAGCGCAGTCGCGCACTATCGCAAGCTGGCCGATGGCCGGCGCGCTGTGGCCTTCTGCGTCAGCGTCAAGCACGCCAAGGATGTGGCCGAAGAGTTCAGGCAGGCGGGATATCATGCCAGCCATGTGGACGGCGGCATGGAAGAGCGTGAGCGCGACGGCATTCTGGCTAAGTTTGAGACGGGTGAGATACAGATCCTGACCAGTTGCGACTTGATCAGTGAGGGCTTTGACCTCCCAGCTATTGAGGTTGCCATCCTACTTAGGCCAACCAAGAGCTTGTCGATGTACCTCCAGCAGGTGGGCCGAGCCATCCGCCCGTCGCCGGGCAAGGAGAAGACAATTGTCCTAGACCATGCCGGCAACACCAAGATGCACGGGTTCATCGACGAGCATCGCGAGTGGGAGCTAACGACTGAGCGCGCGCGCAAGCGCAGCAACGACGAGGTTGTGCCCACTGTGAGGAGCTGCCCAACATGCTTCGCCATGCACAGGCCAATGCCCGTATGTCCTAAGTGCGGTCACGTCTATCAGGTTAAGTCACGCAAGGTGCAACAGGTTGACGGCGAGCTGGTGCAGATCAGCCGACCTGACGATGCGAAGCAAGCGTCGGAGGTTGTCGATCTCAGCAGGAGATATAATGTCTTGAAAAAAATTGGGACAAGCAGAGGATATGCGCACCCTGACAAGTGGGCATTTAATGTGATCTGCGGGCAGGAATCCGCGAGGTTAGCTAAGATCAGGTCTGCTAATGGAAGCATCACGACCAATGGTCTGACAGTGGAAGAGAGGTCAAAGATATGGAACGCGACGATTGGGAGGATGAATGCGACTTCGTAGAAGTCAGCGTGCCAACCGAACTAGTTAAGCGTGTGGTTGAGGCGATCAGTGGCGTGATGATCCAATGGGAAGATGAGCAGCGCGCCGCTGGCGTGGAGTTCAATGCCCTCATTGGAACCAGCGCGGTCCATATGGCCATGCAATTTATTGATAGATGTATGGAAGGCGTCCCGGGGGAGACGATGCAATGAGCATAGGATATTTCTCGAATGAATTTTGCGATGATCTCAAATGGTTTGCAAAGTCCAATCCTGCTGGAGCAGGCTACTTCAACAGGATCAGGAAGCGGATTGAGTCCAGAGCCGTTCATTTCCAACTGCCTCATGGGGGTTATATCCTGCCGAAAGAAGGCGATGAGGTGGTTATTGAAACTGATATTCTGCGCCCCCCATTCCCTACGACAGTCATAGAATATACTGAGGGAGGCGGGGAACTTCGTGCCGGCGAGACGCCATCAACCAAGCGTCTGGTTCTGGCTGTCGATGAGAACGATGGGGTTACCCTCTTCCCTGCCTATTATGCGGATGCTCAAGACATATGGACGCCACCCGGTATCTATTGGCGTTTTATATATGGGCGGAGCTTTGCCCTGAGCAGAACAAAGCCAAGGGATTTTAGCGATAACGATGCCATTCGATACGGAGAGTGCTGGCCCGGAGCGGTAGCAGCCGTGAAGATACCCATGTCCTTGGAGACATACGCTTCAATCGAACTTAGCAATATCAATCAAGAGCTGTCCGTGTACATGGACTTCTGCTTGGCGATGTCCCAGTACGAGACAGAGATCGTTGATCAAAAGCCTGATGCGCAGGCTCAAAGACTGAGGCGGCTTCGTGGGAAGAAGCCGCTGATGACATACAAGGTAATCACGATCACCGGGAAGCGGAAGGTTTCCAAAGAAGGTAAGGGTGGAACGCACGCATCACCCGTCACTCACCTGCGCCGTGGGCACTGGAGACATTACAAGTCAGGCAAGAGATCTTGGGTCGCAGCCGCCTTGGTCAACGGCAAGGACGGGATGGTGGTGAAAGACTACAAGGTGGAGGCAAGGGCATGAGCGACGAGCCGACGATATTCGTTTCAGTGGCGGCATATCAGGAGCCCCTGCTTGAGTTCACGTTGGATAACATATTTAAGTTAGCCAGCCATCCGAAGCGCATCTTTGTTGGCCTATTCGACCAGAGTGATTTTGATACGACATCTTGGCTTTCCAAAAAGAAATACGACGCTAACGTGCGGTATCTACAGATCGATCCAGTGCAGGCGCGAGGCGCATCTTGGGCGCGCAGCGTTTGCAATACACTCTATTGCGGTGAAGATTACTTCCTGCAGATCGATTCGCACACATGGTTCGACAAGGGTTGGGACGTTAGGCTTCTGAGGCTGATCAACGCGGCGAAGAAGAAGTCAGCCAAGCCTATAATCAGCACCTACCCACCGCCATTCGGTTTCGATGAGAACGGAAAGCCGTTCAAGAACGGCATCGTGCAGGACGCTGTGTTTGTCTTGCGACCACTGCCCGACGCAAACCCAAGGGATGACAAGGTTTCATTCGGCTTTGGTGCTGTGTATGTGAAAGGCCCGGTCATGAGGGTTGGCTACCATATCGCTGCTGGATTTGTGTTTGCTCCGGGCGACTTCATTGAAGAGGTTCCATACGACTATCGAATGTATTTCGAAGGCGAAGAGCAGAACATAGCAACCCGTGCATTCACGCATGGCTGGGACATCTTCCATGTAAGAGACACATTCATCCCAGTTTATCATCTCTATAAAGAGAACGGGAACGACTACGTTACCCATCACTGGCACGAGTCGGTTGATTCTAAACGCAAAACAAAGTGGACCGAGATGGGCTCGATGAGCAACAAAAGGCTGCGCGAGCTTCTGTTTGACCGGAAGACTGGTGGTGCATACGGACTTGGGACCACCCGATCTTTGGATGAATACGAGAAGAGAAGCGGGATCGAATACTCAAAGCGCCACATAACATGGAGGGTCGGAGATGAGCGAAGCAGTTCTCCAGCAACAGATACGTCTAGCTCTGGGCCAGAGGGATGACATCATGATGTTCCGCATTAACGTCGGACTGTTCCGCCCAGTTAGCGGGAACGCAGGCGTAGTAAGGTCTGCACCTGAAGGAACACCCGACTTGCTTGGGGTCATGGGCCCTAACGGAAAGGCGTTTGCGATTGAGGTTAAAGCGCCCAAGGGGAAGCAGCGCACAGCTCAAGTGGCATGGCAACATGCTTGGGAAAAGCGTGGCGGGATCTACATTTTAGCCCGCTCCCTTGAGGATGTTTATCAGGGGCTTGACATCCAGCCATAGCAGTATACATTTAGAAGACAATGTGGTGACACTTTGTGACACGTTCGGATACGTTAGGAGATAATATGGAAATGGAAGCTCTAAAGATTTCGGTTGCCGGTGCCGCTGGCTCAGGCAAAACTTACCTACTTAATATCATTGCCGCTGAGCTTGAGCGCTATGGATATGAGATAGCAGACGGGAAAGATGACGCATACAAGCCTACCCCGTTTGAGGAAGAGATCGTAGTTACATATACAAAATAACAAAATATAAAGACCGGAGGTTACAACATGGCTATTATTACTGTGCGTGACGAGGCGCACTGGCACGAGCTGCGTGCCAAACACATTGGCGGTAGTGACGTGGCCGCACTGTTTGGGCTGTCGCCCTTTACCACACGCTGGCAGTTGTGGATGGAGAAGGTCGGCAAGATCGCCCCTGAAGATCTGTCTGACAACAAAGCTGTGCAGGCAGGCACGTTCCTCGAGAGCGGCATTGCCAACTGGGCAGCGCATCGCTGGTCGATGGACATCACCAAGGTCAACGACTATTTCACAGTCGATGACTGCCCGGGCATGGGCGCATCGTTCGATTACATCACGGCGGACGGCGCACCAGTGGAGATCAAATGGTCTGCTCGTGGTCACGGCTGGCAGTATACCGGCGACGAGATCATCCAAGCCCCTGAGAATTACATCCTTCAGGTGCAGCATCAACTCGCCTGCACATCGTCCGACCACGCATGGCTGGTCGCACTGATCGATGACGAGCCCCGCCGCATGAAGATCCCGCGCAATGATAACATCATCGACGCCATCAAGGCTGAGATCACAGCGTTCTGGGACAGCATCGCTAAGGGTAAAGAGCCGGAGGTGGACTTCGAGAAGGACGTGGACGCGCTGACTAAGCTGATGGGCACTTTGCCCAAGAGCGAGGTCGTGCTGGACGAGGGGGATGCCCTGCTCTTCTTGGACTATAAGACCGCCAAGGAAGACGAGAAGAAAGCCAGTGCCCGTGCTGATGAGGTCAAGGCTATGATTCTAGTCAAGGTTCGGGAGAAGCTGGAGAACATGAACACATCTCAGGACAAGGCTATCGTTAAGTGCGGTGAGCATAAGATGTCGATCAGTGTGGTCGAAGATAACCCGGGTAAGGTTATCACGCAGGACATGGTCGGCACCGTGACTGGCAAACGCAAGGGCTATGTCAACGTGAGGATCAGCTAATGAAAGAGCTGGTCATGACTCGGGTCAACAAGCAGCTACTCAACAAGCTTCGCTCTGTTGCCGCACGCCACCCACTCAAGCCAAGCCTGCGCTCCACACTGGAGCGTGCCATCGAACTGATGATTGAAGATCTCGAAGAGGAAATTCGCAATGCAAACAAGTAACGCGGTCACTCCCATCAAGCCGATGGACCGCTTCAAGCAGGAGCTGACGGCGCGTGAGGACCACCTTCGCAAGCTGCTGCCCAGCACCATGTCCGTCGATAAGTTCCAAGCCATCGTGGTTGCGGCTGTTGCTGACAACATCGATCTGCTCGATTGTGATCGTGGCTCGCTGCTCAAGGCGTGCCTGAGCGCAGCCGAGCTGGGCCTGTCGCTCAACAAGAACATGGCCGAGGCCGACATCCTCAAGGTATGGAACGGCAAGACCAAGCGCAACGAAGCGCAGTTCCGCCCACGCTACAAAGGCCTGATGAAGCTGGCCCTTCAAGGCGGTGACGTGCTGAAGATCGAGAGCCGTCTGGTCTATTCCAATGACACGTTCGAGGTCGAGGAAGGCATCGAGCCACGCATCATTCACAAGCATGGCTTGTCCAATCGTGGTGACATGGTCGGCGCATACTGCGTGTGGAAGCTGAAGAACGGCGAGACGCAGTTCGAGATCATGAACAAGGAAGAGATCCTTGCCATCCGTGATCGCTCATCAGCCAAGACCAAGGACGGTAACGTCGTCGGCCCTTGGAAGACGGACGAGGCTGAGATGTGGCGCAAGACTGTGGTCCGCCGGGCCAGCAAGTATATGCCGCTCTCGACTGAGGCGCAGCGCGCAGTCATGGCCGACAACGAAGCTGACGGTATCGTCGACGCTGACGATCTGGTCGGTGACGTGGGCGACATCACGGACGTAGCGCCGGAGCCAACCATGCACCGTGCCGAGAAGCAGGTCAGCGTGCTTGAGCAGAAGGTTGCCCGCAAGGTAGCGCCTGAGCCTGAGCCTGAGGTTGAAGCAGAACCTGTGCCAGAGGTCACACTCTTGCACGCGGTTGAGGATGATGATGGTGTGGTCGACTGGGACACATGGGCTTATGCTGCCTATGAAGCTGTGTCAGATCTCACAGAAGCACAGCGTGCAGAGTGGAAGGCAATGCACGCCGACATGATTGACGAGGCTGAGATGATGGCACCCCGTGCGCTCAAGCCCCTCAAAGACCTATTGAAATAAGGAGAAAGTAAATGGCTAAGAAGTATGATCTCGTCGTCAAGGTCGGCGAATACACAGATGGACAGGGCCAGACCAAGGGCCGCTTCAAGAACGTCGGCGTCATGATGGAAGGGCAGAACGGCCCGTACATCCTGCTTGATCGCACGTTCAATCCTGCCGGCGTCGGTGGCAATGATGGACGCGAGAGCATCATCGTGTCGCTGTATGAGCCGAAGGCTGACGGTAACCAGCCCAGCTCTGCGCAGCAGCAGCAGCACTCACAGCAGAAGGCCAATGCCTTCCAGCCGCAGCCGCGCGACCTTCAGGACGACGTACCTTTTTAAGAATGATGAGGCAGGGGCCTAGAGCCCCTGCTTCACCTCGTTGTACTTCCGGTTGAACTTCACATAGACTTCGTTGCGGTCCTGCTTGATCTTATCAAGTTTCGACTGCATGTTCGGTCCGCCATTCTTACGGGCCTCGCGCGCATCCTTATTTAACTTGCGCAGCTGCTTCTCAGAATCCTTGTAAGCCTTGATGACCTTGCTGTCGGCCTCGACCGGGAACTTCTCCTTGGACTCAGCATAGGCATCGCTATTTTTGTTCTCGCCTTCCTTCTGGCCGGCGATGACCTCGATCTTCTGGATGCGATCAAAGTATTTATTCTGCGCGGCGTACTCGCTGCTGTCCCCAACGAACCGCTTCACAATCGGAAGCTTGGTAACGTCAGCTTCCTCATAGGCCTTGAAGAAGTCGCGCGGGATACCAGCACCGCCGACCAGAAGGTTCTGGTTCACGGCGTACTGCCAAGCCTCAGCAGGCGTATCAAAGTCGCTGGCCACATCTTCTGTGCCACCACCCCAACGGTTCACGGCTGCTGCAAACTTCTTGTAGAACTCACCCGTGCTTTCACGCGGCATGCCCGACACAGCCTGACCCTCATAGTAAGGCTCAGGATAAATCTGGCCGTCGAAGTAGTTCTTGTTGCGATACAGATCTAGGCCGAACGTGAAGACATCTGGGATGGCAAGTTTAGGAATATCACCGAAGCTGCCTATCTTGTCACCTGCTGGGAGCTGAGACGAGAAGAAGCCATTCCATGCATTGGCCGCAGCCTGCATGACACCGATGCCGCTGCTGTCGTTCGTGATCATACGGGCAAGCTGCTGCCCAAGGTAAACCTCGAACGCAACCAAGAAGCCGACGGGCATCTTAATCGGCTCACCGTCACCAGTGTAGATGATCAGGTTCTTCAGCTTGGTTGCTTCATCCAGCTCCTGATAATCGTTCTCGCCATCATCATCCTCATCGCCAGCCATCATCATGTTAAAGAAGTGCAGGCCGACGCCGAGCGTCATCATGCCAGCTAGAGCGCGGCGACCATACTTGCTTTTGTAAATGCGACCCTTCTTCTCAAGGCTCTGCGCTGCAGGATTGGTGAAGAGGTAGATGTTATCAACCGCATCCGTCGCCTCACCCTTACGGGAAAGGTTCAGAGTAGAGTCGAGCGCAAACTTAGCGGCATCGTCTGCTTCAACGCCGGCATCAATGGCAGCCTTGTAGGCAGCGAAGCGCGGCACCAGACCCAAGAACTCATTGATGCCGTCAACGACACGCACCAGAGCCCTCCGCTTCTCATTGGCTTTGCCCCAGATGTTCTTCACGCCACCTGACTTTATGATAGCAGCGTCCCGCTTGATTTCGTCAGCAACTTCTTCTGCCTTCATCACATACTGGCGACCAGCTTCACCACCATCCTGAACCATCTGGCTCAAAAGCAGGACGTTCTCAGCGGCCTTGGCATCCGTTGGGTCTCGACCAGTAATGTAGCGACCAACAGCCGTCCAAGTTGATGGCTTCACAAGATTACCCATGAAGCGCAACGCTACGTCCTTGCCTTGGACAGGACTGCCTTCGCGCGTCTTCTCTGAGATAGCAGTGACGATGGCGTCGTATACGTCAGTGCCAAAGTTCCACACCCAGAACGGCGGGTTAAAGCGCGTGAGCATCTGCTTCTTGAGGTTGCCTAGCTTGGCCAAGACCTTCACTAAGCCATCAAGATCCTTCGGCGTCATGTTCTCGAACATGCGCTTCAGCATTGCGCCATCGCTCTTCTTCTCGTTAAGCTCGACGTAATAATTCTTGCCATCAATCTTAACGACGATGAACTTATTGGCGTTCGCGGCCATGTTCATTGGGCCAACCGTCTTTTTCGTCGAACCCGGAGGAGCAATACCCTTGCTGACAATCTTCGGCTTGTCGTCCGTATAGATCTTCACCGCATCCCCAAGAAGATCAGGGAAGTCCCGCACGATAGAGACGAAACGCTTGCCCACGTCGTTACGGGCGATCCGCTGGGTCAGGTACATGGCATCTGAAATCAGGTTCGACACTGGATCGAACGGCATCGATGCACGACCTTCAGTCTTGATGTAGTCCTGAGGACGCACACCAAGCTGTGACGGGCCCTTGTAATCAGTGTGCGGATCTTCATCACCGGCTGTGAACATGTCGCCGTCGGCAGCGAAGCCCTTCAGTGGCGTGTAGAACGGCTGCTGCTTGCGCAGTAGATCGGCCTCTGCCTTGGACATCAGGCCATTCTTGACCCGCTGCTTCAGCATCCAGTCGACGAGCTGATCGTGCTGTTTAATCAGCGGCTCCATCTTACGCATCAGGCCAGACGCCTTGTAATAGGCAAGGATAGCCTCGGCCTCGAGGTTCGTCAGGCCAGAGCCGCCATCAGGCATGTCACGATTACGCTCGGCAATCAGAGCGTTGCGGTCTGCTGCGCTGCGGGCCCAGAGATACATCGACAGATCTTGCGGATCGATACCGGACGCCTTGATTGCGCGCTTGAATGGATCGAACCACATGCGCTTGAAGTCACGGAGAAGACCAGAGCGCATCGTCTCGAACATCGAAGCGCGATCTTCAAGCGACATCTCCTTGGGCAGTCTCTTCACACCCAACGCATTCGCAAGCTTCTCGTCCAGCTTCAGCGCGCCGGAATACTTGTACATGTGCTTCCGATACAGGTCGCTCATGAAGTTGCGCATATTGGTGATGAAGCCCAGCTTCGCACCTTTGGTTGTGCTAGGCGGCACAGTCGGGTTCGGAGCCGCTGACGCAGACGGCCCCTCAGCGCGGCGGCTGACGACGACTTCACCGGGCTTGCGCTCACGCTCGGATTTCAGAGCGCCAACGGCCCGCAATTCTTCCCGGGTCTTGCCCTTCTGCGCAGATACGTCACGGGCCTCGATCTCTCCGGCAAGATTCTGATAGCGGGTGAATGCACGATCAGCGTCTTCAGCAAAGAACTTCTTCGCCATTCTTGCGGCAGGGGAAGTCTTATCAGTGCCATCCCATGTGCTCATATTCTCAATGGCCGACTGAAGATCAGACGCATAAGAATTGATATCGCCTTCAATCAGGGAAAGCGCAGTCGCGTCGATTGGCAATGCAGGGATGCCAGATGTTTCCCGATAAACATTGAATTTGCGTATAGCGTCAATGGCGGTATCAATCCCAGCGTCATCAGCGGCTGGGTCTTCAAAGAAGTAAGGGGCAATAGCCTCTTCAATCTGCTGCTCAGTCGGGAATAGGCCGAGGTCACCTTCGAGAGTATCAATCAAGAATGACAGGATATCGGAGGCGCTCTTATTCGCCTCGAGTTCGGTCTTCATTTTATCAATGAAGATCATTCCCTCATCAGCTTTCTGAGCTGGGCTGAGTTGTTCCCAAACACCTTCAGGAGAGCCGCCGACTGCAAAGCCTTCCTTGTCCTGCACCCAGTGCTGAACCTCATGGAGCAGCGTACCCAGAGGGTCTACTGCCTTAGTGTAGAGAGTTATAGATTTTTTATCAGGGTTAAATGAGCCTTGAACATTATTGTTCGGGAGAGACTTCTTAACAAAGACTTGAATGTTCTTCGCCTCAGGATAGATCTTATAAAGCTCTGGATGGCGAATGAGATCCTGAAGCTCGATGGCTCCACCCCTGATAAACTTATCTTGGTTCGACATCTTTGCAGTATCGAAGTCTTCAATCAGATCTTCGAGGAACATTCTCTTCTGTGCCAAGTTGTCAGGCTGTAGGTAACGCCACTCGTTATCGTATGGGTTACGCTCCCAACCTGTAGCCACGCGGATGGTAGCAGCGTCCTGACCGTCCTGCTCCATCTGCTGAGCGACAGCATAGTCTTCGGCGATTAAGCGGCGATTTTCTGCATCGATCTCGTTCTCGCCTTCACGAGCTTCCGTGATCCCACGACCAGCGTAGATCGGGCGACGGCCCGGCATCTCTGCTGTGCCTGCAAAATATGCTGCGCGCTTAGCGGAGCCCTTGTCTTCGCGCGTCGCGAACTCGCCATTGCGGATCGCATCGAACACAGCGTTCGCATCATTCAGGTTTTGGCTGAAGAAGAAGTCTCGGATCGCATTAAGGAAACGGCGGGCCTTCGCGAACACATTGTTCTTTTTCTGGAATCCTTCTGCGCTCTCAGCCATCCATGCACGGAAGGATTCGGCGACGATCTCTTCGTCCTTGTTGGCCCGCGTATCACCGCGATAAGCATATTCAATGATGCCACGCATAACGAGATCGCGCTTGGCGAATTTCAGGATCGCGCTCCACTCAGCATCACTGAAGAAACCATGATCCTTCAGGTAATGCACCAGCTCATGGTACAGCACAGACTCCATCACCGTGCCATCTGGGTTCATGGCGACGCGGATGATACTGTCCATAGGGTCATAGCTGCCAGCGAGCTTACCTCCCTCGAGAAGATCGCGGACAATCACCGTAATGTTGTCGAAGCCAAAGCCCTTCAGAACTTCACGCAGCTTGTTTCGCGCATCTTCACGTAGAGCCTTGCGAGCATCGTAGTCGGTAGCTTCCTGCGCCGTGACGGGAGCGCCGGCCAGCTCGCCAGCCATAGCAGACGGAGTAGGCTCCTCGCCCAGAGCAACAGCAGGAACACCCGGCTCTTCCGCAAGAACAACCTGAATGTGGGTTTCGCCCGCATCCAACCTGCTCTGAATGTCAGCGGCAGCGGCAGCGATGTCGGGAGCGACAACCGTGTTAGGAGATGACAGGAGGTTGGGGTTGTAATCAGTAGACTCTGATGGCTCCCGACCGCCGAGATCAGCAACGTATTCTAGGGCTTTGTTCCCGATGCTATTCAGCGGACCATTAGACTTCTTTGAGTTACTCGGATTAGCGATCCACTTTGCAACCGTCTGTGCAGTTTCAATAGTAGACGCAAGGTCTGCCGGATATGCGCCGCGAAACCAGAATGTAACACCAGTATGATTGCCACGGTCACCGAGAGTCTCGTCTACCGAAGGTACAATAACGGAAACGGTCGTTACCTTTTCGCCATTAGGAAGTATGCCATTTTTAACCTCAACGGCATCGATGTCCCTCCTCCCCACAAAGGCACGAGCCGTATCGTAATCATAACCCGGAGAATACCTCTCCAAGGAACGATCACGGTCCCTTGCAGGAGGCCCCCACTCTGGCTCTTTTGCCCCAATGTATGAGTACTCAGCGCCTGACGGATAATAGACGATAGACATCGCCACATTTTCGTATGGCGTTAGCTTAACTGGGGCTTCAGCAGGGGCGGCAGCGGGTGCAGCAGCAGGCGCGGAAGGCGGCGCGGTGACAACAGTGGGGGGCGCAGTGGGAACAGGCGAAACACCCTCTTCTTCAATCACTGGCTCGGCTGCCCCAGCAACCACCTCGGGCGGGGCAGCGGAAGGCGGTGCTGGGACTTCGGTGGGCTCACCTGCAACTGGTTCTTCCTCCACGATGGGAGCCTGCTCAAATGCAAGTCGCGCCTGTACCTGACGGCGCTCTGCCTCATTCAGTTCGGTGTTCGGATAGCCGCGATCACGCAGCGCCTGCCGGAAGGTGGCAGCCGGGTTCTCAACTGTATCATCGTTAATGATGGAGTCGAAGAGTTGCTGCCGTTCTGTCTGCGCCTGACGGATTGGAGATCCCTGACCAATCAGAGACGCAGTCTCCAAATCACTCTCAAGCTTCAATCGTTCGCGCTCAGCAGCAGCGCGTGCTTCGTCCTCTGCCGCAAGCCCCAAGTTCTGATCGATAGCCTGCTCAACAGACGAGGGCTCAATAGCCGGGGCCTCAACACGCGCAGGAGCTGCTGCACGCGCGCGTGCGAACTCGACGCGATAATCATTGACGATGCTCTGCGCCTCATCGATCTCAGCCTGACGCTGCGCCTTTGTCTCCTCAGCCATACGGCTGGCAGCCAGAGCGTTCATGCGAGACTGGATTGCCCGTTGTGCAGCGACAGGATCTTCTGCCTCGAGTGCAGATGCTACGTCATTCGCCAAAGACATGACGCGACCAACAGGCTTCTTACCTTCAGGCGTGCCACTTGCTAGACGCAGGCGCTCAGTAATCGTCGCACGGTCCACTGTCGGAGTGGGAGGTGGAGCTTCAGTCTCAGGAGTAACCTTGTAGGCGGGAGATGCGATCTCCAGCTCCTCAAGGTCAGCGGCCTTCATTTCAAACGCTTTTCCAGTATCATCACGCACAGTGATGTAACCGTCAGTGTCAGGTTCACTCAGTACATCGAGCGTGCGCGTAACTGGATTCGTCGGGTCTTCCCGGTTAGGATAGGTAACCGTCGTTGTGCGCAGAGGTTTAGCTTCTGCACCGGGCGGAGGAGGAGGAACATTTCCAGCCGGTGCAGGCTTGCCGCGCTCGAAGATAGCCTGTGCGCCACCAGTTGTCCCGCTTACAATACCGCCAGTGATGGCACCAAGAGTCGCATTCTCAAGAACATCTTCACCAAGATTGCGAACCTTCTCAGGATTGTAACCCGCAGCTTCGATGACATTCTGAGCGAGCTGTGCGCCACCTTCCTGCGCACTCTCTTCAATGGCAGACTTAACGATTCGGTTCTTCAGACCCTCTGCTGCAATACGCGCGACACCTGTCTGAGCCATGCCCGGGATGGGTAGCGCTTCCGATAAGCCAATTACTAAACCGCCAAACTGAGAAGCGGAGCGGCGGAATGGAGACACTGTCTGGCCCGTCTCACGCTCGAACTCTTCAATCTGCTGACGCTGTTGCGCAGCCCCCTGACCAGCGCCGAGTGAGGCCTGTGCGCCACGAGAAGCCTTGAGTGCAAGGTCTGCCGCACGAGCAGCCTCGACGGCACGCAAGCCACGAGCGACACCACGACCAGCAAGCTCAGTCCCAACGTATGGAATCAGACTGCCGATGCCCCCAGTGACACCACTAATAGCCTGCTGGAGAGGATCAAATTGAACCTCTTCACTTTCCTGCAAACCAAGGCTTTTGACTACATTCTCACCACGCTGCTCCATGCGCCGCGCAAAGTCTTCGCCAACGCCCGGGATAACGCCTGCGCTGCCTGCAAACTGTGATGTGCTACGAATAGCCTGCGCAGGAAGAGCCTTGGCTGCTTCACGGATACGACCAGTCGTGGTCAACTTAGGAACAGGCCGACCTTGCTCCTGAATAAATTGACGCTCACGGTTTAATGCATCGATGGCCTGCTTATTTGCGGCAGCGCGCGCCTCAAATGCCTTGGCGTCATCACGAACACCAGCCTCTTCAGTCTCGCCGCCAGTTACGCCGCGAGTGAGAAGCTCAAAGAATGATTTTGGGGCGGATCGGGCTGCTTCAGCTTTGCGACGATCCTCTTCGATCTGCGCCTGACGACGCTTGATCTCAGCCTCGATCTCCGCCTGACGGCGCTTGAGGTCTTCAGAAAGTTTAGGACCGGACTGTGGACTTTTCCAATCCACTTCCCACGGCTTGGAACTGCCAGACGGAACCACATTCCATTTGCGTTCCCAAGGTTGAGCCATAATTAAGCCTTCGTCCAGTTTTTCTTGTCGTTCGGATCACCACCTTTATAGCGATATCCGTTGACTACGTCACCTTTCTTTAGAGAGCTTCCTGAACTTGCGGGGCGTGCAGCGGGACGCGGAGCCGCAGCCCTGCGCTGAGCTTGTGTAATCCGCTGGCCACCAGTCCGGGTGGGAGCGGGGCCGAGAGACGGCTCACCCAATATTTTCAGGATGTTATTAACTTTGCCGCGCGCTGCTTCGTATGCGCTCGCCGCAGACCACTCGTCAGTGCCTTCTTTAACCTTTCCAATGAGCGGTTTTCCAGCGGCAACCCAATCACGATACGCCTCATCCTGCTCTGAATATGCAGTGGCGAGACGGCCCTGAGCTTCAGCGCGCGCGCCCGGAGGAAGCGGTCTTGGCCCCGGCGTGCCGTCACCACCACCCCCGCTGCTTCCACCGCTCGGGCCACGCAGGGCGTCAACAGTTCTGGCTGCAGTCAGCTTGTTATCAAGTCTCTTGCCCTCGACCTCAAGCTTAGCCATCTCGAGACGCTGAGGTAGTGTGGCTTCTTCCTCTGCAGCCTTGCGAGCAGCAGCCTGCGCACGCTCTTCAGTTTCACCTGCAGCAATTGCAGCATTATAAACGGAGAGAGCACGATCCTGTGCAGACTGACGACCACGAATAACGGCCAGACGAAGGTCTTCATCTGCAGCCTGCAGGCGGGAACGCTTCTCTTCGCGCCTAAGCTTGGCTTCGTCTAAGCCTTGGATGCCGGCTTCCAGACCAGATGCCAGAGCCTGCATAAAATACGGGCTGTTGCTCTGAGCCATCTTAAGACCAGCTCGAGCTAGTGCATCCCAGCCTTCCTGCTTCTTATCACTCTCAAGGCGCTCTAGATCCTTGGCTGTGCGCGCACGACGCTCATTGAGAAGAGATTCCTCTTCAGGATTCATGCGAGCCTTAGAGAGAATATCAAGTATATTCCGCGCTCCAGCCTGCCTTGTCTGGGAGCCGCGTGTTAGGATCGCATCAATCTCTTTATTGCCAGTCGGCGTAAATTCACGAGGCGTGATCAATCCGCGAAGCGCAGCGAACTCATCGTACTGAGGATTGACTGCGCTCTCAGACTGGGGAGCGACAACAGCTCTGTCCATAGGCGTACCGGGAAGAGGTGTTGATGGCGTTGCCTGCGCGGGAGGAGGAGCACCCGGCATAAATACGTCGGGCACCCCAGACCGAGCTAAGAATGCGAGTCGCTGTGCACGGCGGATTCTATCATCGTCCATGAAAGCCATTATTTCACATCCTTCAACCAGCCGAGACCATGCATCGGGTGCTTCAGATTGCGCTTGCCATCCTTCACAGGCCCTTCGACTTCACCACCTTCTTTGAAGATCTTAGACAGCCAGCCTTGGCTGCCGAATGCGCCAGTCTTACCAAGAAGGCCCGCAATAGTAGCCACAGTGCCAAGGGCCTGAGATGTACCAGACGGCCCCGGAGCTGTCTCAATTCGGGTTCCAGAACCAGTGGCCGAAGGAGCGCCCCCGATATTCGCAAGCCTTTGAGCCTGAAGGTACGGGAAGTCACGCTGCTCTTCAAAGTCTTGGCGGGCCAAGTCGGCAGACTGCTGCGCCAACTGCTGGCGAAGAGAGCCGATATCCTGCAGGCCCTTGATGTCAGCGAACCGTTGCTCCTGCTCTTGTGCGCCAAGCTCAGCGAAGCGAGGCGCGGCCTCAAGCATGCGTTCGGCCTCAGCACCGTACAAGTCTGCAGCGCTCTTATAACCCTCGCTCAATGCACCAACTTGTTTCTCAAGTGCTGCGGCCTGCGCGTCGCGTATAGCGCGCTGGGTGAACTCAGCACTGCGAGATCCACCAAATGTCCCACCACCAATGAAGGTGCGATTCACTTGAGGAAGGATGTTCTCGTACAGATTGCGGCCAGCCATAGCCCCGATCCCAGAAACTACGTTCTGCAGATATGGGTTCATGTAGCGTTGAGCCACGCCGGGAGCGGTAAAGGATTGAGTCCCGGCTCCAAGGGCCTGCGTTGAAGCGCCAATGTATGGCTGATAATTACCCATCGTGGACTTGAACTTACCGAAAGCCTCTTCCTGCTCAGGCTGGAAGCCGGCGATACGGGCGATAGGAACCTCATTCCCAGCAGCGTCCTTAGTTACGTACTTCCGATAAGGCTCAGAGGTAGCTCCATAGGCCTTACTCAGCACGTTCTGAGCGTACTGGGTGTACCATTCCGGCAGGATGGTCTGGGTAGTTGTCTGTTGAACCGCCATTATGCCTTACCTCCAACCGCCTTGAGCATCTGCTCGATACCCTTTTGCGGCTTCGCGATCTTCTTCACGTCCTTCCGGCCTGCCTGTTTGCGCACCATTTGACGCATCTTGTCAAGCCGCCTTACACCTTCGTCCGTTGAGCCATCGCCGAGATCGGCAACATCTTGAGCGCTCCAGACATACTCACCATCAGAAAGCCACGCCGGGATCTTGTCTTCCTGCCCGCTACCAATGCCTTTGACAGGGCCCGGGCCGTTATGACCGCCACCTTTGCGGTATTCCATAAGATGCTTTATCATATCATCTTCAGGTTCGCCACCATCTGCGTAACCAATATATCCGCCATCAGCCTTCTGGGGGATAATGGCACCACCGAATGGCTCAGCGTAGGAGCGCGCCTCAGCAAGAGCCTGATCAAGCGTCAACGCGCCAGACTCGACTTGCTGAGCAAGCATCTGCTGATAGTTGTTAAACGATGCGCTTCTCGTCCCGTACTGTGCGGCTGCGTCAGCTTTCATCGCCTCAAACTCCTCAGGGGTATACTTGTAAATGTCAGCCCCCGGCGTCCATGTTACATTGGTAGGCGTATATGATTGAGTCGGCTGAGCCGCACTATACGGCTGGAAGAACTCAAACTCTGCCGTCTGATATCCGGGGCCCTCTTGCCCATATGTAAAAGGATCAAAGGTTCCGATGCCGGCCTGACGATTCAGCGGGTTAAAGTTCACAGCGCTTCTATCTGGTGTGATAGTACCAACGTCCTCACCCTTACCGACAATGCTATTGATAAGGTTTGGCGCAGCCAGACCAAGCATAACCCAGTCTTTAGTCGTCCATTTGGTTGGGTCCGTTGGCGTGGGTGTGGGAGGCTGCGTCACTGTTACAGTGGGCGTAGGCGTCTCTGTAACCGTTGGCGTTGGTGATAAGGTAAAGCCGGTGGGCGTAGGCG